CTCTTATTCCATCACTGCCAGTTTCTGGATAAAGATCGATCTATATAAATACAGTTATAGAATTAAACTATAGGGCTATTTTAGCATGAACGAACTAATCGCACAACTTCGCAAAGTACTTGCATCTAACTTTGCTTTATATCTCAAGACTCATATGTTTCATTGGAACGTTGAAGGTCCTAATTTCAATGACTATCATGCTTTCTGGGCTGGTGTCTATGGTGACTTATACGCTCAATCAGATTTACTTGCTGAGTACATTCGACAAGCTGGCGAATACGCGCCAGGATCTTTAACGGTTTATTCAGAAGCTTCTGACGTCAAAGATGAAGAGGGCTTCCCTAAAGCAGAACAAATGTTCATGCAATTCCAAGTTGATAACTCTACAATGATTCGATTATATGAAGAGCTTTATCACGTTGCTGAAGAAAATCATCAACATCAAATTTCTAACTACGCAGCGGATCGATTAGGTGCTCATAGAAAGCACGCATGGATGGCGCGTTCTATCCTAAAGGATTAATATGGCAAATCCAACAAGCAGACAAGAACTTATAGATTACGCTTTACGTAAGCTAGGAGCGCCAGTTTTAGAAGTTAACGTTGATGACGATCAGATTGAAGATCGTGTTGATGAAGCGCTTCAAAAATATCGAGACTTTCATATGGAAGGTCAACGCCGCGCATATATTCCAGTTCAAATTACAAATACAGATTTAACGAATAAGTACGTAACGCTTACTGATAACGTTATCTACGTTACTCGTGTTTTACCTATTACTAATACTTGGTCTTCATCTAATATGTTTAGTATGAAATACCAAATGTATCTAAATGACTTCTACGCTTTATATAAAGCTGAGTCATTACAGTATTATACACAGATGCAGCAATACCTAACAGAGATTGATCTTCTATTAAATGGTATTCAATCATGTCAATATCAACGTCATGGTAATAAACTATTTGTTGATATGGCATGGACAGATAAGTTAAACGCTGGACAATATATCGTCGTTGAATGTTATGTTTCATTAGACGATACGCCTGAAATGTGGAATGATTCATGGCTTAAGCGTTACACTACTGCTTTAATTAAACAACAGTGGGGACAAAATTTATCTAAGTTTGATGGAATGCAACTTCCAGGTGGTGTAACTATTAACGCTCAAGAAATTCTTCAACAAGCTGAAGAAGAGATTAAAGCTTTAGAAGAAACACTAAGAGACTCATACGAGTTACCAGCAGACTTCATGGTTGGATAATAAATGCCAACCAATGTTTACTTCAACGCCAAAGTAAAATCAGAGCAGAACCTCTATGAGGATCTAGTCGTTGAATCGTTTAAAACTTTTGGTATTGACGTTTATTATATTCCAAGAACGATTAAAAAGCTTGATCAGATTCTAAACGAAGACATTGCCTCTGAGTTTGGTGATGCATATCTTTTAGAGATGTATTTAGAAGATACTTCCGGTTATGCTGGTGAACAAACTATTATGTCTAAGTTTGGTCTTGAGATTCGAGACACTGCAAACTGGATTGAGTCTAAACGTCGTTGGGAAGAATTTGTAGGAATTCAAAACAATACAATCGTTGCAGGTCGTCCTAATGAAGGCGACTTAATATACATTCCATTAACTGGATCGTTCCACGAAATTAAGTTCGTTGAACACGAAGCACCATTCTATCAATTAGGCAATATTTTTGTCTATAAACTTCAAACTGAAACATTCGAATACGCTAATGAGAAGTTTGATACCGGCGTTGAAGAGATTGATGGTATTGAAGATACATATGCGTTTGCTCAAAGAATTCTTGTATCAGATGGCAACGGAATTCAATTCCTTGCTGAAGAGGATGTACGTCAACTTGTTGGATACGCAGAAGATGGAACTGCGATCTACGTATATGGTAACATTGGTGAAGTAGACTATATCTCACCAATCTCAGCGTACATTACAATTAATCAGATTCATAGTACAAGCAACTCAGTAAGATACTTCGTTCCTTCGGGATCAACGGTTGAGCGTAGACTTCAGGGTATGACGTCTGGCGCGATCTGGGGTATTGCAAGCGTTGAAGATAGTAAGGTTCTACCTAATGATCCAGACGCAGATAATAAAAACTTTGAAACTGAAGGCGATACTATTCTCGACTTCTCTGAGACTAATCCATTCGGTGAACCAGGCGGAAATTATGTTAACCTAACTGAGCTAGATACATATATAGTGCCAACGATGGATTCACTATCAATCACAATGGACACAACAGCATTTACTTTTGACCAACAGGTATAAACATGGCTAAACAACTTATTAACTTAGGTACCACAGCAAACGATCACACAGGTGATTCAGTTAGAGTTGCTGGTACAAAGATGAACGCAAACATTAATGAACTATACACAGCTTTAGGTAATGGAACTGTATTAAGTGTTGCTACTGTCGCAAAGACTGGAAGTTACGCTGACTTATCTGGTACACCTCCTACAGCACCAGCATTAGTTGCTGCACCTCTATCTGCGACAGCAGCGGGTACAGTTGGACAAATTGCGTTAGATGCTAACTATCTTTATGTATGTGTAAATACAAATACATGGAAGCGTGTAGCTTTAACTACTTGGTAATTAATTAATGTTTGGACAATACTTTTATCACTCACATATACGTAAGACCGTTGCAGTCTTTGGTACGTTATTTAATAATATTAACGTACAACGTAAAGACACGAGTGGTAACGCCGTTAATAACGTAAAGGTTCCATTATCATATGGACCTAAACAAAAATTCTTGGCTCGTCTATTTGAAGAGCCTGATCTAAACGCACCAGAGGTAGCTTTACGTCTACCTCGTATGTCGTTCGAACTTACAAGTTTACAGTACGATACTTCTGTTAAACTAAATAAAATGAATACTATTGCAAAGCCAAATGCATTTGGCCAAGCAACTATTCGCAATCCCGTTCCATACATTATGAATTTTGAGTTGAATATCTACGCTAAAAATCAAGATGATGCTTTGCAAATTGTGGAACAAATCATTCCGTATTTCAATCCCGAATACGTTGTTACGATCAAAGAAATTCCAAGCCTAAACATATCTCGAGACATTCCAATCGTGTTACAATCAGTTGGATATACTGATGATTATGAAGGTGATTTTGCGTCACGTAGAGTGTTAATTTATACACTTGATTTTACTATGAAAACGTTCTTCTATGGACCTATCAATCCTGATCAAGGTGTCATTAAAGACGTTACAGTTAATACGCGTGACTATGATGGTCAAGATCTTTTACAGTCTGTACGCACAGTGGTTAGTCCATTAAGTGCACAGAAAGATGGTGTGTATACTATCACTGAGACGATTACTGACTTTGGCTTTTAATATGATAAGATAATGAAATCTATAGATAATACTGATAAACGAGATAAAATAGCTCAAGCTCTCAATAAGAATTTGCCAATATTGGCTAAAGAAGAATCTCTTCAAGCGGTCGATCACCTGCAGGACGACTATCAAGCTTCAAGGGAGACATATAAAGAGCTTATCACTAAGGGCAATGAGGCTATTGATCTGATGATGGAACTCGCAAGAGATTCTCAACATCCACGCGCATTTGAAGTTTTAGCTACGCTTTTAAAAACTCAAGCAGATAATAATGATAAGCTTCTGGAATTACAGAAGCGACTAAAGCAACTCAAGGAACCTGAGAAGGGTTCTAAATCTTCGAACGTTACAAATAATAATGTATTCGTAGGTTCTACTACGGACCTACAGCGTTTTATTCTTGATCAACAAAAGAATAAAGCAAAGGTGATAGATGTCAACGTCAATACAAACTCTCAAGAATAATGAATTTGGTTACAACGGTAATCCGCTAGTCAAACGTGACGGCGTTGAGCAGTCATTCACAAAAGATGAGTTAGAAGAATACATTCGTTGCATGAACGATCCAACGTACTTTGCACGTAAGTACGTTAAGGTTATCTCTCTTGATCAAGGTTTAGTTCCATTTGATCTATATCCTTATCAAGATAAAATGTTTAATCATTTTAATGATAACCGATTCTCTATCGTCTTAGCCTGTCGTCAGTCAGGTAAATCAATCTCCTCAGTTGTCTATATTCTCTGGTATGCTATTTTTAAGCCAGAGCAAACTATTGCTGTCCTTGCGAACAAGGGTTCAACTGCACAGGAAATGATTGGTCGTATCACACTAGCGCTTGAGAACTTACCGTTCTTCTTACAGCCTGGTTGTAAATCACTTAATAAAAAATCTATTGAGTTTTCAAATAACTCACGAATCGTTTCATCTGCAACATCAGGTTCTTCTATTCGTGGTATGTCTGTTAACTTACTATTCCTTGACGAGTTTGCATTCGTAC